TCCCAGGGTCATTGATGAGGATACGGCTGCTAGCGGCAGTGTCCTTTATGGAAGTAGACGCGCCAAGAGAAATCGTGTTGGTCGTAATCCGGACCACGCCAGCGGGTGCATTGATGGCTACGCTGTTCGCGGGGCTGGTCAGGAACCCGAAATTGGCCGTTCCAGCCGCGCTGATGGCGGAGCCGTTCGCCATGATGATGCCCTGGGAAGCGTGAGTGGTTGTAAGCTGCGTCAGGCTCAGCGCCCCCGCCAGCGTGCTCAGGGTGGGGTCGAGCGTCAGGACGCCGGTGGCGTCTATGGCGTTGGCGCGGAGGATGAACTGCTGCGTGGTCAGGGTGCCACCGCTGAGGTCCTGCGCGGGGTTACGACCCACGAGGAGGGCGTACTGAGTGTGGTCGTCATCGAGCAGAGATGCCGCCGTCGCCGCCGCCCCATGATCGAGCTGCCCGGCCTGTAAACCTGTGCTCTGGTGCGTGTGGTCGGCGGACTCAAGACGGTAACCCGTGTGCGGGTCAGCAGCTACAACGTGGTCACTAATATCCACGCCATCGATTGTCACCCCCGCGCTGACGCTCAGGTTGCCGGTCAGGTTGCGGGAGCCGTCAGCTAGGAGATATTGAGTGTGGTCATCTGAGAGGAGGCCGGAGTGCAGGCTATGGGCTCCGGTCGTGTTTCCGCCTGCCGCCCCGACCCGCATTATGGCGAAGTGGTTCTCCGTCGCAACAGCTGTGGTGTTCTCTGTCCCTGCACCCGTGTGGGCCACCCGAATGTCAACCGTGTCGTTGAGCAGTAGTGACAAAATATCGACTGCCTTAAGCGTCCAAGTTGCTACCCCTGTATTGGCGACACGTTGGCCGCGCGATATCTCCACGCCGCCCACAAAAATGGCGATGCTGAATGTGGGGGCGGTAGTGCCGAAGGACAGCGTTACCTTTCCGCTGATAAAATAGCGGCCCGCCACCGGCACGGTGAAATTGAAGTTAGTGACCGCATCATAGGCGTCATTGGTGTCATAGTCCTCATCGTCATACTCGACTTTCACCCAAACGCCGCCGTTAACGATCCCCTGTACCGAGTCTCGTGTCGCTCGCGCTCCGATGACGCCACCTGGATGGTTTGAGAGGTTATGAATGTGGCCTTCTTTGGCGTGCTTCTTGGCTCGTCGCGGTACCGCGTCCGCGATTAGAGCCTGCACATGCTCCAGCGTTGCCTGTGTCATGCCGCAACTCCGAAACGCTGACAGATCAACTCGACCGCCTGTTTCCCCTCGTGAACGGTGTCGTTGACCGCGATGATGGTTGCGCTAAACGTCTCGTTCGTCTCCGGCTCCCTCATCGTCTTTGTTCCTGCGTTCTTCAGCTTCCTCAATATCTTCTTGGTCTCAAACAGGTTTCTCTGACTGGAGGGCAGGAGCACCGTTCGTATCGTGTCAGGGGAGCGCGCCTCCACCTTGAGGCGCAGCCAGCGCGGGTCAGACGTTGTTGGGGCATAACCTGATGTAGTCGTGACCGTGAACCGGGGACGGAGACGGTAAAACTTGTCATTGGTCCCGAACGTCGTTGATTCACGTTCGGTGACGGTCCCCGACGTGATAGCCGCCCCGACACTGTCAGCACTACCTCCGTCGCGGTGAATCTTGAGCTGCGTGGAGGTGGCGGAGGAGCCGGGCAGATTTTCCGTCTCCAGGGTCATCAGGGTAAGCTGCTTCTGGATATAGGGCAGGCCGAAGTCTACCTCTGGGAAATAGTATTCGTAGGTTGTGGATGCCGTGCCCCGGTTCACGCCCAAGAGCGTCCGGGGTGAGCCATCCGCGTTCAGGGTGATGTATTTCAGGTCAGCGCTGGGTGTCCCTGGAATGGTCGCGGGGTCTTGCGGATCGCTCACCCACCACAGACGCATTCCTGAATCGAGGAATAGGCCGATGATGTCCTTTGAGTCCGTGAGAAGAGTCCGCCAGGTGATCTCCCCGTTCTGATAGTAGCCACACATGATATGGATGTTGGCTGCATTGGAGAAGCCTGTGGGCTTGTAGATTGAGTAAATCCACTGGTTGAAGACAACCGTAGCGTAGTGCCGGTTGCCGAACGGGATGTTAGAGATGTTGGGAACGCGCCGATAAGGGGCTAGAGTTCCTTGTCCAATCTGGTCAACAGCGACATTTTGGATACGCCCATTCTGGTAGAACCAGAATCCTGTATGGCTAGGGTGAAGAACACCTGCGCTCAGACTCGTTCCCATATGCCCGCCGTAATCGTCATAAGTGACACTTATGTGCGCTTCTCTGGCGTCAGTCTCCTTTGCCGACCGCCCTCCGCCAGGAATAACAGGATAAGCGTTGCTATCCGAGTCCCACAGCCAGAGATTCGCGTTCGTGTGCATAGCTATGAGCCCATCGGATAGTTCAGTGATCCAGGTAATCATGTCCGTGCTCTCTCCAACATCCTGGGCAGCCTCATAACTAGCTAGAGTCTTGGGCTCAGAGGAAGTAAGATTGACCTTGTTGTCAATGGCGCGGATGAACTTGGCTACTCCATCTACCGTGACCGTCGCACAGGCAAACGCCCATGTGGAAGCGTCCGCAGCCTCCCAAGTGTCCGGTGTCTCTGCCGAGATGTCGCCCACGGTAGCGAGCTTCTGCATGACACGCGAACCTGATCTATCTCCCAGCGGGAGATAAGTCGCACCAGCGAACACCTCTGGGCGACCCAACTTCGGAGCATAAGCGATAGCAGTGCCCCAAATCTCAGTGTCTATAGGCGTGTCGTCTGAGGGCCTAATTTTCTTGGTGATGATGTCAAACGTTACCGTCATGTCCCTGAAGGTGAAGTAGACTGCCCTGTCACCGTCAGAGTCAAAATCCTCAAAGATTGAAAGCGGGGTGTAAGCCAATGACCCAAGCACGGAGACATCATATTGAGAAGTAGCGCTAGTTGTGAGCGAAGCTACTGTCAGTGTGGTCGCTGTGTTTCCAGTGATTGTTCGCGCTTCGCCAATGTTCGTACCTGCTGTAATGGTGACGGTATAGCCCTTGAGCCCGTCACCTGAAGTGGGGAAGCTCGCAGCGGCGTCCGTCAGTGTCGTGCCGCCCGCGTCGTCGAACGTCCCTGTGTAGCGTGTCCCGACTGTCGTTATCAGGGGGTGAAGCCGCGCCGTTCCGTCTGTATAGTCGAACCCTTCCGCGAAATAAGTGCCGTTGCACGGCCCTTCATGCATACAGCGGGTTTCCCCCATGCCTGCTCCAAAGCCAAACTCCTTCTCCAGCCGTTCGCCGGACTGCACCTGCCATATTGCATTGCCTTGAGGATCGGCGGCAACATTGTACGATTTAGAATCAATAACAATGGACTTGGATTCTATTTTCACAGTCGTGATTTAGGCCGTGGGCGTTCCCGATAACAAGTGCGACAGTAACGCTTATTGAAATAATGGTAGGTGTTCGCTGCATCGTAAGAATGGCCTTTGGGACAATGAGTCTTGCGGGCTTCCCTCGCGGCGAGGCCATCGCCTCGCAGAACATTCTCGCGCGGAGTCACAGGCTCAAGATGTGCCGGATTCACACAAGCGCGGTTGCGGCAGAGATGATCGGATTGGAGGCCAGCAGGAATAGGGCCAATCAGGTGTTCATAGGCGAAACGATGAGCCTGAACTAAAGGGCCACTGCGGCCATAAAGTCGGAATCGGCCATATCCAGCTCGCTGACCAGCTGTCCACTTCCAGCAGCCATTCTCAAGAGCGCGGACCTTGTGCCAGAACCGGAGGGGAAGTGCCGTGGTAAACTTGGAGAACATCGGGAACCAACCCTTCCTGGTGTCGCGGGGCCGGTCTGCATGGACGCGGCCCCTATCTATTGTAACTATGACCATTGTACCACCTAGCGCACCCAGACCCGGCTGGGCGTCGGTCGCTCTAGCGGCTCAAGTAGCCCAAGATCGCGCAACCCGGCCTGCCATCTAGCCTCCGACTCCCTGGCATCTCTCAGGTATCCCTGAGCGTCTTCACCCGTGCTCATGCGGGCCAGGATGGGGTAGACCTCGGCCAGTGTCCCCTCAACCAGCAGGTCAGGCTCGAAGTTGATGGCAGACGTATCGGAGGTCGGTTCGGGCAGGTTGCGGCGGGCGATGACATAGGGACGGCTGTAGCCCGGCGATTCCACCCAGACATAGAGTTCGTTGTCGGCCCTGATGTCCACCCGCTCAAATCCCCAGTTGAGCTTGTAGGAGTTCCATTCGTCAGGGCGGTACTGCAACGTCCCCGGCCCTGTTTGGCCTTGGGGGAAGGCCACCACGCCCTCTATCTGTTCGGGGCGGGTGATCCATGACGGGAGCGGGTAGACCTGCCGGTTCGGTGCCCAGACCTGAACGTCGTCCCAGTAAATGACATCATCGGAGCCGACGCCCATCAGCCTTAAGTCCATTCTCTCGCAGCCTGTGGGAACGGAGAAGGGGACGATCAGGTCCATCCATCGCACCTCATCGGAGGCCGCCTCGTCGATAGCGGCCCCGTTTGTGGTATCCCAAACCCTGAAGATGGCGTCGTCGCCGGAGGTCACATAGCAGGATACCGCCGCGACCAACTGCTGTGTTTCGTTCACGCCCAGGAGAGCCTTGAGGCTGACGTACTCGTTAGCGGCGGAACAGGTCATCTTGAGCGATTGAGCGCCGTTGTAGACGATGCTGGTCTCCGTCGCCAGAGCACCCCCACCGCCCGTGTCGTAGTCGGTGGCGATGCTTGTGGGCTCCATGTCGTTGGCGTCGTTCTGGACGATGAGCATGGACAGCGGCCAGAGGGTTGGCATGTAGAGGTTGCGGACCTTGCGCTTGATGATGTTGTCGATCTCGGTAGGGTGTATCTCGTGGACTTCGTAGGTGTCGCCGGAAGCGACGGCGGCGGTAAAGTCAACCTCGGTGGCGAACGTCCCCGAAGCAGCGGTGTAGCCGCCCTCGGAGATGTACCTGACTTCGCCTTCGGGAGCTGCGCCTGCGCCGCCTGCGTCTGTGGCGATCTTGATAATCTTGAAATCGAAGTGATCCGTTGTCGCGCCAGGAATAGCGTAGGCGGAATCGACAACTGTACCCACCGCCCCGCCCGTAGCGGTGCTGACGATGGGCGCGTACCTTCCACTATATGCCCGCTCGGCAGTCCTACCGCGGATAGCCTTAACAGTAGTGCTGGGCATCCTAGTGTCTCACCTTCGACGCCTAGATTTCCCAGCCTGCCTCATGGCGATGGCGACGGCCTGCTTCTGAGGCTTCCCGTGAGCCATCTCAGTCCGTATGTTGACCGAGATGGTCGCTTTGCTGCGGCCCTTCTTCAGTGGCATCTCAGCCCTTCCTTTGGCCGCCGTAGCGCTTGCCGCCACCCTTCTTCTTGCCAGGGTGCCCCTTTGAGCCCTTGTAGTTGGGCTTGCCGCTTTTGTGTGGCATCGTCTTCTCCTTATGTCACCGCTGCATCTGTGCTCATGGGGATCCAGAGAAGGACCAGCCGGAGAGTGCCGCCGTCGATGTTGTTCGTACCGCCAACCACGCCGACGACGTTAGCCGTAACCAGGATATCCTTCATCGCGGCGGGCATTGCGACGCCGGCATTGGCCGTACCCCCACCCGTGCTTTCAGTCCAGAATTCGCCGGTCGCCAGAGTCGTAGCGGTTGTCGCGGCGATGAAGAGGGAAGTGCTGTTAGCGACACCGAGCGTCAGGGTCGGCGTACCGAGGTTTTGGGTGAGGGTCTCAACGACGTAGGCTTGAAGTGAACAAAGAATCTCGCCCGTCACCGTGAAGAACGTGGTGGTGGAACCAGCCAAGCCGAGACCAGACGCGCCGGTAAAGGTGACAGAAACGATGCTGCGATTGACGAGCGGTGAAGAGCCTAGATTCGTAGCCATCTTATCGGGCCTCTTCTGTCCAAACGATCCAGCCAGGTAGCGTTGCGGAGGCATCCACGTTTACCGCCAGGCAGTCGGTGCTGTTCCGCAGCGTTGGTGGCTTGGGCCAGTCCTTGAAGCTGAACACCATCAGGTCGCTTATGTTCACAACAGCTCGTGCAATCGTGCCTGCGGAGGTCCCCAACGTCGGCGCAGCCGTGTAGAGGCGGACGGCTGTTGAGGTGATCGGGTCGTCAGGATCGACGAGCCCGTTGACGGCCAGAGTGGAAGTGCCGCCTGTGTCCAGCGTGCTGCGTTGGACGATCAGCACGGTTTCAATCGCTGACGGCTTGGCGATCACGATCTCCTGAACGCGGATGTTGTGCAGGACGCTGCCAAAAATCACGACTGCATCGCCAGAGACAGCAGCAAAACTGAAGGCAGCGCTATAGGTTGGTAACGCTCCAGTGATCGTGACGGCGAGAGCTTCGTTCGCCCTGTCGATCTGGACGAGTTGCCCGTGCTCACGGTTGCCGATCCGGTAATCGAGCTTATGGTTGATGTCCCCGTAAGAGTCCTGTTTCTCGTTTCCCACTTGCACCATGTCTCATCGTCCTTTCAGCGCCGCTTCGCTTCCTCATAGTCCGCAGAGTCCTTGACCCCCAATCGTTGCAGACGGCGCGCTTGAGCCTTCGCCATCTTCCATAGTGGTGGCGGAGGCATAGGTGCGCCGTCCACCCTCGTCTGCTTCGAGTGCTGGTGTTCGAGTTCCGCACTCGCCTCATTGAAGGCCCCCATCTTGATCTCCCGCTGGTCTACGGGAGTACGCGTGAAGCCTGTGAAGGCGATGGGGTAAACAGCTTGACGGGTGGCAGGCTGGCCGCAGGAGCAGAAGAGTCTCCTCACCTCCATTGCGGCCAGCCGCTCCGTTACATGTCCCCCAGGACAAACGTATTCATAGAGGGGCATTGGGTTCCGCCGTTACCGCTAGGACGGATTAACCATCAGTGTTGGTATCTCCAGATAGTCCAGGTTAGCGTAGTAACTCGGCCCTGTGCCGGCAGCGGCGATCTGGGTGTAAAGACACCGAGGCCCCACGAGAACAGGCGAGCCGTTGTTCGCTGCTGGGTACCATTCCTGATGCTGATCGCCTGGAAGAGCGCCCGTAAAGCCCGCTGCTGGGTTTGCCCAGGACCAGTGGCGCAATGTCGTAGTCGCCGCCTCGGTCGTTACCGTCACGGCACCAGCAGCCTGAACGCGGGCCGTTGATACAGCCGCCGACCCATCTGACTTGAGGGGCAGGGGCGTGAATGCTGTCCCTGCGCTTGAGACTGTGGCAACGCTCTTGCTCGCGTACTCATGTAATGTACCCGTTGAGAGGCGGATAGAGATGATCTGCGCTACTGGCATAATCGTCGTCCCTGACGCAGCATCGACACAGAACTCGGCTGCGGTGTTCGTGATCGCCACGTCACCGACCAACGGTGTGGTGATCGTGCCAGCCCGGACCTGAAAGCCCCGGCCATCGAGAATCATGGCCTGATACCACTGCATCACGACCTGCTGAGCCATAGTATTGAGATAGGCTGGCGGCGTAGCGTTGTTGCCGAACCCAGCCCCCAGACCTCTGAAGACCTGCATTAGTGGCATTTGCGTTCTCCTTTCAGTGTGTGCAAGGATTACTGACCCAGTTGCGCTGACACAAACTCCAAGTAGTCAAGGTGGGCAAAGTAGGAAGGGCCTGTCGTAGCCGCAGCAATCTGCGTGTAAAGGCAGCGTGGACCGTTCAACACTGGCGGGCGCAAGGGCTGCCAGTCTCCATCGACGGCCAAATCAGCGGCGCTCCGCCCAACTCCCCAGTGAAACACGGTCGTAGTCGCCAACTCAGCCGTCACCGTGACTCCACCAGCGGCGGCTACACGCGCTGTTGACGCCGCTGCCGGACCACCCGAATTCAAGGGTAGAGGGACGAAAGCCGTCCCCGCGCTTGAAACCGTAGCGACGCTCTTGGTCGCGTACTCGTGTGCCGTGCCGCCCGCAAGGTTGATTGAGATGTGCTGAGCGACAGGTATGAGCACAAGGCCCGCTGCTACGTCGGCGCAGAACTCAGCCGCCGTGTCTGTGATCAACACATCGCCAACCAGTGGCACCGAGATCGTGCCTGCCCGAACCTGGTAGCCATGATCGTCCAAGATCGCCTTTGCGAAGAAGTCGATCACAACGAGAGCGCCAGAGGCGTCGAGGGTGAGAAGCGCCTGTGCGAGATTCGTAATGCCCCTGTCAGCCGAACTTCTTTGTGCTACATCGAGAGTTGCCATGTTTGCTTTCTCCTTTGCTTTAGCTGTGAGCGTTAGCTCCCCACGCCCCACTGAGCGACACGGGGGCCAACGCAGCCCCAGTAATCGACGGTAAGAATGGTGGCGGTGCTGGTCGCGAGGTCTTCGACGTATGCCCAGATCGTCAGAGGGTTGGCCCCATCGATGTTCCCTGAGCCGATGAGCTGACCGTTGATGTAACCGGCGATGTTGTCACCAGTCGTATCCGTAGCCCCCTTACAGACAATCTCCACAACGAAGTAGGTGTCGGCGACGATATCGAAGTCCGTGGCGTCCGCATTAGCGTCCGTCGTGCCACCGTTGGAAACGAAGGTGACTTCGGCGTCGTCGGTTCTGTCGAAGACAAAGAGGCCACAGTCGGTAGCGGTAAAGGTCGGCGTCGCCTTAACCGCAACAGCGCCATCGTCATTAACGGCATCCGTCATGCCGATCTCGAACTTGCTGTCGGTAATGCGGTCGATCTTTAAGCGGGCAATGAAGTAGAAGCCACGGTCGCCTGACCAGTTGAGGCCAAGCCCTTGACCCGCTGAATCGCTACCAGCGTTACCAGTGGTGAGGGTCATCGTGCCCCCCACCGCTTGCGTGAGGCCGATGACCTCCGTGCCTGTGCCGACGGTGGATGCGTAGGGTGTACCCGCCGGCCACGTGCCGGATCGGGTTCCCAAGTGGTCATCCCAGAAGGCGACGTACTCAGGATTGCCCAGGAGGGCCAGCAACCCCTTTATCGGTTCGCTTGGGAAGCCTGCCCGCGAGAAGGCGTTATAGAGCTTCCGTGGTAGAAAATCCGTAGCAGGCATGTCTTACCTCCTTGCTGTCTTACAGCTCGCTGCGGCCCTAACCCGTCCGCACTCTGGGCTCAGTGTCGATACTGAGTTGCTCCTCCGGCACGTCAAAGCGGTGAATGATCCGCCCGTCGCGCTGGACTACGATCAACCCCTTGCCGAACTCGTCCAGCTCCACATCCACCTCCGTTCGGCCCGATTCACTCTTTGTCTCTGTCATCTTGACCTCCGAATAGGTAATCCTTTCGTTGGATGCCCAGCCGCTGCCGGCGCGCCTCCGCGAACTCCATCGGGTCATGCGGGCCATCGCCAATTGGCTCAGCCTGCGCTCCATCTCCGTCGAAGCTGATGCCATGCAACTTCGCCAGCCGGTCCAGTTCCAGGTAGTCATCCAGCCGGATGTAGAGCGGGCTGGAGCGCTTGAATCTGGCCTTGACGAAATACCATTTGACTTCGCCCTCACCGCTCTCCATCCCTGGCCTCGGAGTCGGCGGATTGTAGGGGCCTTTCACCTTGGGGCGGCTGTTTAGTTCCCAGCCCCGCTGCTTGTACCAAGCCAGCCATCGCTCCACGTTCTCCGCCAGCAGCTTCTCCAAGACGTGGCGGGCGTTCGTGTGTTGCTGGGCACCGATCAGATGATTGGGTACGCGGATCATTCCCTGATGCAGTTCACCCTCGGGGGCAGGCGTCATAAGAGGGACACGCAGACTCCTAGTGCTGTCGGACCAGGGTAGCCTGCGCCGTGTACCTACGGGAAGGGAACCAAGAGAACTACGCATCTGGGTCTATGCCGAACTCCACGCTACCGCTAGAAGTGGCGGCGTGGACATCTGGGTCTTGAGTCGCCTTGCCCTTTGTAAAGTGTTTGACCAATTCCCGCGTGCGCTCGTTCACTTCACCGATCATTTCGCGCATGACTGAGAGCACATTGGGATCGATGTTGACCAGCCGCTGAGCGCGAGCTATATCACTCAGTTCCTGAACAAGCGCATCCGGGTCCCAGGGGGCACGAAGCATCTCAAGCCTGACATGGAACTGGTCTTTGCGTCGCCTCTGACCATCCCGCACTTCGGGGCGGTCAGAGTTATTAATGACATGTTGGCACTCATTGATCTCATCTTCGCAGAACAGGATTTCGTCTTCTCGATTCCGCTCCAGCGTCTCCACCAGCAGCTTGACACCTTCAGTGGTCAGCGATTGCCCCAGATATTGAAAACCCTTTGCCGCCTGCCGCTGACGGTAATACTCGGCGTTAACGCCGAACTTATTAGTGTCCGGCTGCCCACCGTTGGGATAGAGAATCAAGGCGTCCCGGATGGTCGCCCCATCTGGGCGAAGGTAATATCCCCAAGGACCAGTTATGCCACCTGGTCGCATCCTGATCTGCTCTAGCGGCGTCAGGACTTTCGGCTGACGGGCGCGCCTACCTCGCTCTGAGCGTGGCATCGGGGCCTCGATAGTTGGCGAACTGTTCTGCTTTGTCATTAGCTATGCTCCCCGTGCGAAGACTCCGTGGTCATCGCGAGTTTCTATGACGCCCCAAATGGCGCTGATGGCGAGTTGAGTAGACAGGTTCTGGATGTCATCGAATACCCGCGTCTTTGGTTGCATACGCATCGCCAGAGCGATAGAGTCCTGCTGGTAAATGCCATTATCGTGACCAGCAGCGTTGCTGCCCTCGACGTTCGTTGACTGCCACGTTCGTAGGCCGTAAATCTGGCCGAACTCGCCCCGTACGATGTTGGCTCCGCCTCCTGCCGCGAAGTCGCTAGAAGCATAACGGTCAATACTCAGCATTGAGTTCTTGGTGGCTGGGGCCATCGCGAAGAAGCGACCCTCTCCGGGAGCGTTCGCGTCGTCGAGGTATTGCACAGCACGGCGCACGTCGTCATCTGTGAGATCAATAGCCAGCGTTCCTACGATCTGCGAGAAGTCGTCTACGAGAGCGGCCAGCGTGTCGTCAATGGCCAAGTTCACCACATATGCGGCCGCTCGCGTGTACCAAGACTGCTGATCCACAATGGATAGCGACGCCTCAAACTCTTCCAGTTCAAAGGCGCTGTATTGGTGCTGATTGATGGTGAGGGTAACAGCGGTCTCAGTGCTGGCATCGTAGGTGATATCATTACCACTGTTTCCCTCGCTCTTTGTTCTGGCCGCGCCAGAGTTGGGCAAGGTGATCGGCGACCAGCGTATAGTCGTGCCCACCCTCGCTTCATCTGTATACCGCCGAGACACCGTGCCCTCGAAGGCAAGATTGGCCTCCCTAAACTCAATTACCTCCTTTGAGGTGATCGCGGGGTTCTGGACGGCGGCCGTAGTTGATGTGATTGATGTTGAGCCCAACTTAAGTGACTCCTTTCTACATATGTCTTCTCCGGCTCCTCGCTCCATTCAAAGCGGAAGCCGCAATCGTCGAGTAGGAGCTGAGACGGCTCCTGGGGCCAATCCCAGCAGAACTGAGGGCGCTCTGGAAGATCAGGGCCAGGGGCCATGCCAGGATGAAGGCCACAGAGGCCATCTACTGTCAGGTACTGGCAGCGCTGTGGCAAGTCCACAAGCATCTTCCCGCCAGCTTCACTGACTTTCAAACCCCTGATCCTTAGCGCTCCTAAAAACGCCCGGCTCTCCTCCGTGTTATCGTACCAAGCACCGATATGCTCACAGCAGCGGCCGCGACAACGGCTCGGCGGGCATTCCCCTAGACGCTTCCAGCCCATCTAGCGGCTGACCCTCTTCGCCTCTTGCAACAAACGGTCCCGCTGCTCTTGCGGCATCGCTAGCCATTCGGCAGTGGAGATTTTATCCAAGTCCTCCGCTCTCGTGATGCTGCTACTGCCCCCAGTCCCAGGCGCGGTGTGCGGCCCCTCGCCGGCGCGGGACTCGGCCTTCACCCTTTCGGTGACGGCCTTCTCCCCCGCCTTCTTGCCCTCCTCAAAGCCCTTATCGTGAGCGCTTTTCTCCGCCTTCTGGGTGATGCGGGTCACGAAATCGGATACCAACCTGTCGTCCTTCACCCCCCTGAGCGCAAGGGCGATACGGTTGGTGAACTCCGTCTCCAACTGAGTGTCGGAGAGGTGCCCAGCGACCGAGCGGACGAACTCTCTGTACCCTTCGACGCGCCCCTCATCCCTCAACTCGTCCCCGATGATGCGGTTGAGAGCGGTCAATGACTGGGTGTGATCGGTAAGCAAGTTGTCGATAGCGTCTGAGTCCAAGTTCCCATCGCGGGCAGCCTTGTTCAACCTGCCAATGATGGCGGACGCCACGTTCTGCGCCTGAGTGACGGTGTTGCTGCGGGCATCGAGAACCTCTAGGGCGCTCACCTTACCGTCAAGGACGCCACGGCTATAGCCCTGCTGTTCCCTCTCTTCAAGCCTCGGAGCAATCCGCTCATGGGCGAGAATGTCATCCTCGGACTCAACGCCTGGCCACCACTTGTCTGAGGCGACTTCCTGCGCAGTTTCGGCTGGGACAGCCTCCGGCTGGGGCGGTTGGGCCGTTTGGCTAAACGGGCCTTCCGGCGCAGCCGTCTCCTGCGGAGTGGCCGGATTCAGAACCTCGGTGTCGCTCATGTGTCCTTCCTTAAAGAAAGGCCCTCGTGCCAGGTCGGGCACGAGGGCCACGTAGCGTATTTCCTTTTGGCAGATTATATCACGTCACAGCAGTTTTAGCCTCTTTCTCTATATACCAGATGCCACCCAACCAAGCCACAAAGGCGCGGCAGCGCTCACACCGGAACTCTACTTTACCTTCTACCCGCTCCGCCAACCTTTTGCGGCAGTTCGGGCAGCGGACTGGGCTGAGGACTGCTTGAGTCAACTTCCAAACGCCTGAATCTCAATGTAATCCACGTCCGCGAGAAGCGACGGCTTATTGTCATACTCGACGAGTCGGCTGCCCTTAGGCACAAATCGCCATTCGTAACGATCTACGGAATTGAGTTGTGTTTTGAATAATTCGACTAATTGAACTCTGGCAAATCGAAATGTGCGAGCAGGAACGAGTGAGTATGAAGTCATGTCCGATCTATTCATATTGCTAACCCGTAAAGGTTCCCGTTCTCGCTCGTCCCCGTATCCCTGTCCGGCCAATGATGTTCAGCAGGTCAGCCTCTGGGATTCCGGCCATACGATAGGCGCTTATGAGAGCGGTCTGCTCGGCCGGCAACAATCGGTTAAACAACCCCCCGACGCGATGGGGCGCGGGCAGGAAACCTATCAGGTTCGCCAGCCTATCAGCCTCCCCCGGACTCATCCCCGGAATCTCGCCGATCCCCCGGCGGATACTTAGAGGGCTACCTATAGCACCCACTGCGCCGAGCCCACCCGCCGGCAGGCTAAACGGCCCTGTGATATCTGCGCCACGCTCAAACAACCCAATTTCATCAGGGTTTGCCAGCGTCTCAATGTTACCCCAGTTAAAACCCGACTGGTTAAACACATCGGGATTTGTAACCCACCTGAGCCTGCCTGTCTCATCAACCATGTAGACTTTATCGGAGACGCTAGATTTCAATAGAGAGCCTGGAGCTTTCTGGAACGCACCCAGCGAGGCAGCCTCTCCCCGGCTGGGGAGCCCCTGCCTCCATTGGAAACCGGACCGCTCCCGCAGACCCCGAAGTAAGTCCTGAAAGCCCTCAAGGCCGTAGTTTGGGCCGACGCCTGTGCCGCCGAGCTGTTGCGCTGCCGTACCACCCACCGTCACGCCGGTCTGGGCCTTCGGTATGTCGAACGGGCCGTGCATCAACTCGTCCTCTTCCTCGTCTGAGAGCGGTATAACGGTGAACTCTTTACCTATGACCAGCTCCGGCCCGCCCGACCGCTCACCCGTCATCACGGTCGTCATGCCCGCCTTTTTGGCGAACTCAATCGCCGTCTTGGGATGAGGGCGGCCCATCGTGAACGGCTGCACCTCTTCTTTGCTCACCGTCCCGCCGCGCTCCAGCCCTGGCGGCCGGAAGGCTGAAGCCAATCCGCCGCCTTGAGGGGTGAGCGGCTGCGACATCTTGGCGATGGCGGACTCCAGGTCGGCTATCGACGCCCCCGGCCCCAACACGGGCTCCTGGAATGAAGCGGCCTGACCGAGTTCGCCCTTGAATACATCAAGAGGCGTAGAACCTTGAATGGCGCGGGCGCGGAGCGAGCCCAGTGTGCGGAAGGGGTCGGTCCCCGCCAGTTGCGTCCCTTGCTCGCGGGCAGCCATGCGTTCGGAGATGCGGGCTTGGCGGAGGTCGTTCATTTCGGAACGAAGACTGGC